GTAAGCAAGTCGGACAGACTCGCTGTCAGGTTTGGCTTCTGCCCCTGAAGCCGAGATTGAAACTTCCAACCGACGTTCGGCACGCTTGGCAAACACTTCGCTGCCCAGGACGCCTCTGGGTGGTCGCCTTGCGCGTCGTGAATAATGTAAGCGATATGGTCGCCCTTGACGTTATCCAACCTGTTCACATCTGAGCTTACAAAGAGCGCGATTCTGTCCGTGTTGTTCACGTAGTCCGCTATCGCCTGTTGGTCATTTTCATCTGTGCTGGTCGTGAGCACTGCAAACCAGTCGCCGTTATCCCGCGGCAAAATTGTGTTCGCAAGGTTCGCGGGGGTCACATTGTGCGTGTTCAGCAGATAGCAGACGTTCGGCGACGGACTGGAGCCAAGAATGTTAGCAATGATTTTCCATTCGGCATCCGTTGTGTCATAGTAGTACTGCATCTGCACCAGCGATTCGACGCGCTGATAATCAAGGTACGCGCTCGTGGTTGTGTTCAGCGTTTGCACAATTCCTGAGCCTGTGCCTGTTGCCTCCAGGCTAATTAAGCTCGTCACTGACGCAGGCGCGTTTGCGGTAAAGTCCGCAATAAGGTCGCGCACGCGGGCGGTGTTTGGCACATCGATTTCAATCACTCCGCCGACTATCGCATAGGAGTAAGAAGCCGCATAGCTCACTTTCAATTGAAAGGTTTGGTTACGCGCGACCGACTTGGCAACGATTCCACTCGACCCGGCGCCCCACTTCACAATTGACCGAGACCCGGTGTAGCCGATAAGAAGCGGCACGCCAAAGTTCACGCCAGTCGCGTTTACCACACCATCGATGATGTTGATGATAACGTCCTTTATTGCGCTCATTAAAGTCCTCCTGTTACTGGTACTTGCTCAACGTTTACCGTCTCGATAATATCGACACCCAACTTCGTTCTGATGTCTGTCCAGTGGAATGTCACGTCAAACGTCAAGCGTCTTTCAAACAGTTCCGCTTTGTTTATCCGCAGCTCGCGGATTGGCGAAATGATTTGCGCGCTCACGTCATCGAGCTCTTTCATTGCCGCGCGCCACTCGTCTGTCATCATGTAAGCATACAGGTCGCGGATTTTGTTTCGCGCCGCGACAAATTGACCCGCCTCATAGACAACACCAAGCTGCATTGTCGTTTCCACAGGGATGGCGTATGTCTTTTGTGGCGTGCTGCCCACCATGACAGTCATGGTCATGCGCTGAAAGCCTTTGTAGCGCTTCTCATCCACCAGTGCTGCTGTGATATAGGGCATCGGCGGGGTCTCCACATTCTGACCCTCGTCAAACACAACGTCAATTCCGGTGGCGGTTTTGATGATTGTATAAATCGCCGAAAGGTTAAGCACCGACTGGCTCCCTGGTTGGCCTTACCACTCTCACGCGCGTATAGTCACCCTGCGTCCGGTAGTTCACTTCGTTCACGACATAGTACTTTCCCCGGATAACGAGCATATCGTTCAGGGCAATTGTTCTGTCATCCTTGCGAATCTCGCCCTTGGCGTACACGAACAGCATGTCTTTACCGACGCTACCATCTGGCAGCGGAATAATGCTCTTCGGGTTCTGCTCGCCGACCACACCGACGAAGTCCATAGTGTCGATTTCGACTGAACCATATTGCCCGTCCGGGCCTGAGGCACGGTCGCGAATGCTCCACGTGATGGTCTCTTCTATCCACCCGGACAATGCCGCGTGCAGGTTCATTTCGCCTCGACTTCGATGCTGTTAATGAGCTGACCTGTCGCAATGAGCGGCAACGAAGAGTAGCCCAGTTTTTGCTTTCGCAGCAACGTGCTTTCGGCCAACGGCGGCTTTAGTCCTTGCCGTATGCCGTTTTGGATAAGCTGCTTTAGCGTGTTCGCGACTGCGTCCTGTACCAGGGCAACGTTTAGCTTCCCGTTGTCTCCATAGGCGTTTTCAATCGTCTTGACCAGCACTTTGCTGACAAGTGACATCTTCTGCTGGTCGCGAATCACCGACCGGATAGGCATACGCGCCGGGATGCGTTTGTCAGACGTGCCAAATTCATGTATCGCCAGTAGCTCGTGATTCGATATTCCACCAGCGTGTTCGCCAGTCGCGCCGATAAGCCATTTTGTCTTGCCAAGCTGCGCCAAGGCTTGCTTGAATCGGCCAAGCCCTTTGTCTTTGACCTTCATATAGACACGACAAAATCAGACGTTTGCAGCATCCCCAAAAACACGTGCAGAAACGGGCTCATGCCTGGTGCATTAAACTGCACGTCTGGCAGAGTTACATTGACATCCCCGACAGCTTTGCTCAGGGCTGTGCGCGCGAAGCCTTGCAAATAGAGGATGTGGCAAATCATCAGCCGCTCCATCAGGTCATAGTCACAATCAGTTACGCTCACGCCATATTTGCGCAATAGGGCGGGCGCGTCTTCTATAGCCTGCTGGAGTTTATCATCGGGGACGCTGCCTGTCGGCAGCATCCGCTTGATTTTGCCAATATCGGCCATCCTTTCTTAGGCAATCTTAACACCGGCGTACATTGTGGACGGGTGCTTCACCATGATGCCGGATGTTTTCATCTGCAAAACTTGCGTGATTGTTCCGAATTTGTTAACTTCCGGCGCCAGCATGACCAGCGGTTCGATGGTCGCAATCGCTTGGTACTGCTTCTTGCTGTCCAGCAGCATGAACGCTGTGTCGGAGAACAAGTTAACTGGCCTTGTCGTGCCATCGATTGTGCCTTTCTCCATTGCGTTTGAAGCAACGATTTTCAGCTCGTGCCCCAAAGCCAAGCGAGCGGCGCGCTGAATCCACTCAATCAGCGGGGTGCTGTCCACGTCTGAAGTCCGTTTGAACGCCAGCCGACCAGTCAGAATTGACGGCGGCAGAACAAAGTGAGTTGCTTTGTAAGTGTTAAGCCTGTTGATGTACGCAAAGCCCTTTGCCAGGTCTGCGATAATCTCATCCGATGTCTTCGAGCTCCATTCCGGGAATCCACTGCCACCGTTCGCTACGGTCTCGACCTTGCCACGTGACGCAGCATTGCCGCCGTACTCCGCTGGGTTCGTGGACATAAAGTCCGCCACGCCCAGGATTCGCCCACCGGCCACGCCTTTGATTTCTGCGCCTTTCCAAATCAGGCGGTCATGCACGCGGTCGATGTTCTTCTTCGCGACGTTCAGCTTTTCGGTCATCAGGTCAACGAGCGGAGACAGGCCACGGTCTTGGCGCAGTTCCATATACTGGATTTCGTCTCGTGTGATTGATACTGCTTGAGCAATTTTGCACACGGGTTGGAAGTTCCTGTCCAGACGCACGCTGCCAGTTCCGATTGCTGGCTCTTCATCTGTCACCGCGACAAGCGAAGCCTCGCCGGTTTCTGACAGAACGTCAAATCCGACTTCGCGTGACCCCGGATGGAATGAAGTGTCTTCTTCAAACACTTCACGCGCTGCGAATGGTTCGTCCGCCTGGCGCACTAGCTCTTGTGAAATCGTAAAGATTTCTTCGCTCGGAACAATCGCGTTCAAGCGAACTTCCATCGGTTCGCCTTTCAGGTTCTTTGTCTTGAAAGTCCCATTATGGCGCGGCTTCAGGTCAAATTTATACCGCTCACCATGCGTCTCGCCAATCGCGTCATTGATTTTGTGCGCAAGCGCAATAATTCCGCGCGCGATAGGGTTTTGTGAAAAGTCTTTAATCATCCTCGTCTCCTTATGTCAGCGGGTACTCAGGCAGGCCTGAAAAGTACACTTCCGCTACTGTGTCGTAAACGTTTTCGAGTTTCACGCCAGACCCTGCGGCGAGAGCTTTTGAGTTCGTCGTGTCTGATGTCAGCCAGCCTTCTTTACCAGCGTCGTATGACACGCGCAGGTTGGCCGCGGTGGGCTTGTGCGCCGGGTCAATCTTCACGAACAAGTAGCCGCGACGAATCGGGGCAACCGCATCGTTAGCCAGGTACCGGCCATTCTTGAAGTCGCCAGCGTTAACACTGATAGGCAACGCGCCGACAACTGCTGTGGAAGTGCTCGTCACTTTATCGTAGCCGTTCGTACCTTGCGTCACCATCACGCCAAACGGCAAAGCTGTGAGCAGCTTCTGCGTTGGCGCCGACAATTCCGCAGGGTCGTAAGTTCCCTTCGACCCAGCGGCTTGTTCTGTAATGCTGTGGACTGAGCGCGTTTGTGGATATGTCGCCATGTTATCCTCCCCTTAAAAGTCATTAAGCGACACTGCTTTACGGTCGCCAGAATCTGTGTAGCCACTCACGCCGTTGTAACGCGGGCGCAAGGCTTCTTCTTTCGCGTGCTCCGCCTTGACTGCCAGCCAGATTTTAGCTTCTAAAGCGCTCATCTTTTCGACTGTCGCTTTCGGCATTCCGTTGCGAATCAGCACCGACTTGCGGAACGCTGTCAAGTCATTCAGCCGTGTGGCGAAGTCTTGGACGTCCTCGCCCAACAGCACCTGCGCTTGCAAGTAGGCTTCGGTCTGCTGCGCGATTGTGTTTTGGATGATTTCCGGGATGCGCTTGGTGAGCGCGTTCGTGACCCGGTTCATCAATTTCTCTTCTTCGTTGGCTTTTTCTTCTGGCCTTGGGTTCTCTGCTGTTTGCTCTTCAGCGTTTGCTGTTTGTTGTCCTTCTTTGCCATCATGTTCCTCATTCTCCTGTCGTTCTTGTTCGCTATTCTGCGCTCCTGTAAGTTTTGCAATTGCTTGAGCTAAGATTTCCAGCTTCTCTTCAATGGCCGCTAAGCGCGCGTCCTCTTCTTCTTGCTGTTCTTCTGTCTCAATTTCACCATCCGCATTTTGTGGATTTGGCCGACCAGCTTCTGTGGTCTGCTCATCCATGTTGCGGCGTTTGTTTTTCACCATATTCTCCTCCATCAGTTTTTTCGTGGCTTCGCGCCACTTCTTACTGTTCATCACTGCCACTTCGCTGCCGGCTCTTCCTTCCTCAACCAGCGCGATGTGGTTCATAATGATTTCAGTCTGCACTGCATCATAGCGCTCTCCCCGATACACGCCCGGGCTGTCAATAACAACGCAGCGATATCCTTGGGATAGCTCGCGCAGTTCGCGGGATTTGATTTTCTCGATAACGTCTTTATCCCACACTTTAATCTTTCCGACAACGCGGTCGTTCTCTCTCTCTGCGCGTGGCTCAATCAATACGCCTTTCACAAACTCGTCGAAGTTATCGGGCAGCACGTCCACGGAGCGCCCGGATTCGTTCACAGGGTGCTCCAGGACGAACGGGCAGCCGTCACAACTCGCCAAAAACTCTTTGCTGAAAATTGCATCACCGACTAACTCCCTCGTCCCGTATTCCGGGTAGTCGAGCACCATTTTCTTGGCGACGACAACCGGAACGATAAGGAAACCCTCAGGCGTAACTTCCCAGTTTTCAGAGAGTGCGCTTTTGACCGTATAATCACGGTTCTTTCTGCGCAGGGGACGGGTCGCAATGCGGTTCAATCTCCGCGCCCACCTTAGCCGCTGCTTTTTCGACATGCTGCACTATCCCCGCTGGCCTTCACGTGTCAAACGTATTTTTCTTGAACAGTTTTTCATCGGACTTGTCAAAGGCAGGTATCGCGCTGCACCTGCACCGGTAGTCCATTCCCGGATGGAGTATTTTCCCGGATTTGTCTCGTGGCCGCGTGTCGTTCGGCATGGTCTGATTCCAGAGGAAAAACCGCCCGCTTGGCAAGCGGTGCGTTGGGCGCGTCTTGGTGTCGTTTGTAGCGCTCCAGATATAGCCGGGGATTCCAGCGCTTGCTTGCCGTTCAGCGTTGATTGCTGCATAGGCTTTGGCCACCTGGTCTTGGGCCACAAACTGCGCATAGGCCGCGCCTTTGTTTGATTGCTTCAGTACTGCATCCCGCACCGCGCTAAAGTTCGCGCCCTGTCTCAGTGCTTTTATCACCGCCTTTTCAAGCAGCTCTGCTTGCTTGTTCACAATGCCTTTTATCAATGCTACGTTCTCCGCGATTGCTTGCTTCAGCGCGGGCGTCTGCACCAGAAC